CTACAATTCCATCCGCACAATCCCGCGCCTGTGCCGTACCCGGTAGAACCCTTAAAGTCTGGGTAGCCGCCGCTGCCGGATCTGCTGAAAACCTGCCCCTGCCAGAGTTGATGCGTCGGCCGGGCGCCGGGATGGGCGGTCGTTTCGACGAGGTCGCACCCCATGTCGTCGGCATACCGAAGGGAGAGCTGCGCCGCCGTCTGCCCGACACCGGTCAAACAGGCTCGCCGCACCGCCACATCGAGCCGGTCAATCCAGCCGGTTGGGTACTGCACAAAAGTGCCCGCCGACGACGCGTTGCGCACAGCGTTCCTGATAGCCGTCACATAATCAAACGCCCCGCTTTCCACCTGCATCTCGGCCAACGCAGCGGATTTTATGTATGCCTGCTGCGTGGTGATTGCGGTCGTCATCGTCAGATTTTGAAGATGCCCGGCAGTCTTTTGGAGCCCCGTCTGCAGCACCGCCGCCGCTGCCGGCGACTGCCGGAGCGGGATAGGAGCAAGGCCCGCGGCCTCGTAAATGGCAAAATCATATCGCAAGGCCTTGATTCCCGCGTTCTCAAACATGGCCCGCACTGCCTTGTCGCTGCTACCGGACGTCTCCGCTACACGCCGGATTATATCGTCATAGAGCAGCCCCGCTTCTTGGAGCCGCTGCGCCTGCCACTCGGCGGTGCTCGTTACTTCTCCTGCCTTGACGAGCCGGCGGACGATATCCTGCAAGATCGTCTGATCAAGCTTGGTGTAGAGCTCCAGAACATCATCGGCAACTGTGTCAAAATACTCAGGCGGGAGCGTCGTCTCCACCTCCTCCGAAACCAAACGGATTGCTCAAGCTACCCTGCGCCTCCTCGGCGATCGCTTTGGCATCGTCCTCGGAATATCCTTCAAACTCCACCAGATACCGCCAGAACGGAAATTTACCGGCTGTAACATACTGCCAGAACATCTGCTTCCGCTGCGACGGATCGTTGATGATGCTGTCATCCCAGTCGTAGGCGGTCGTATAAGCGCCCGGCGGCGCGAGATTATACAAGGTTGCCAGCTTATCCATCGAGTAAATCAGGTCGTCCAGCGCGTTCCCGAGGGCCGTTTGAATGCTGTGAACCGTGGAAAAGCTACGCTGTTTCGACGACTGGATCTCCGTCGCGGTCTTTTCCACGTTCTGCGGATCCGAGATAGTCCCATAAGCAAGGCCACACTGAAACTCAATTTTTTTGAGGATCGTGTCCAACCCATTTCGGTAAGATCCATCCCGGAGCTGGGGAGCGAAAATCTCATAAAAATTCTGATCCTTTGCCGCGACATTCCGCTGCCGATACAGCCGCTTCTGCAGCTTTGGGACTTTGACTTCCCCGTCCTCTTTGTGCTCCAGAAGGTCCTCCGCAACATCGACAGCCATCTCACCGCCCTCATACTCCCACAACAGCCGCCCGTACTGCTCATCAGCGTCGCGGATTGTATCGGTGGCCTCCGAATAGACGGACACGCCGAGAGGGGAATGCCGGTCGATGCGGTTTGCAAGCGGGATTTTAAAATAGGCGAACAGCGGCCGATCCAGATTTTCAATGCTTACAACCGGCTGAATCTGCGTCCATTCCGGCACGCTCGAAAGCTCGATTTCGCTTCCCAGGGAGAAGGATGACCGGCTTTCAAACGCCTTGTTCTCGATTGTGTGGACGCCGCCGAGGAACTCGTGATGCTCAGCCCGGGTGAAGATAGACCTTTTCCGCTTGATCTGGTCAATAAAAATCGCGCCGGTCATGCGGTTGCTGGAATCGAACGCGGTCGGGAAGAAACAGTCGCCCTGCACTGCGTCTATCACGATTTTTCCGTTAGAAACATACGGCTTGAACACGATCCCGCCGAGCGCGCAAGCAAGCTCTGAGTAATTCCGAATCTCGTCCAGAAAGGGGATGAGCTGTGCCTGTAAATAATCGGCCCGGACTGAGCCGGTGATAGAGGCTTCCATTTCCAGCGTGACCAGTCGGGCAAACTCAGAGGCGATCGCCGCAGGGAGGCGTAGACCGTGCACGCCGGATTTCTCATTGCACCACGGGCCGCCGTTCTCGTACATTCGGGACCAAAGCTCTATCGCCGAACTCATGCGGTCGGAAATTACAATATCGTCTTCTTGGAACATCCGGTCCAGCAGGGAGCGCAGCCATTTCAGCATTTTCTCAAACATTCACATCACCCCTTCCATTCAGCCCAGCGAAATTCCCGAGCCAGAATTGTATAGCAGAAATACCGGATTTCATCCATCGCGTGGTCGTTCTCTTTCAGCACGGCGTCACTGTTTTTCTTCTCATCCCAACGGTACAGACCGAATTCACGGATTGCATCCTTGCAGCTCTCATGGACTTTTACCATTCCCGCGTTCAGCAAAGAAGCCGTCACGCGAATGCCGTTCAACACGTCGTTGTCGGCCTCCCAGACACGGAATTTTCCGTGCCGCCGGATGCACTCGATGAACGAGGCGGCCGATGGATCGACAATCACTCGGCGGATATAATACCCATGCGCCAGCCTTTCAAGATCGGCATAATACTCTTCATCTGTCTTTTGGTGCCCTTCTCTCCGGCTGTCCCAGTAGTACTCTTTGATACGGATTGCCTGCTTTCCATGAACGCACCATAGGCCCAACGAAAGCGGGTTGATTGTGCCGTAGTCGCAGGAGATATAAAACTGACCGTCCATTCCTGCGGTTGTGCCTCGCAGGATGAAGCGGTCAGGATTATCGGTGAACATCGGATAGACACGGCCCTCGGCGACAACCCACTGCCCGAGAATGAACCGGTCATAGAACACCCCGACGTACTCTTTCTTGAGGTTTTCAACGTATTCCGGATCAAGGAACGTATTGTCCTCAATCAGAAACTTCATGATCAGCATGTCGAGCTCCGCCGCCCGATCCATGTACTTGACCTTGAGCCAGTGCTGCGGGCTGTCCGGGTTGGTCGTCGCAATCAGCTTCGCGCCGGGGCAAGACAAGCGGGAGAGTAGCATGGAGAAAAAGTCCTCGGTAAAGAGCGTCAGCTCGTCGCAGTAGGCCCCCTGAAGCGTCATGCCGCGGATTTTTGATTCCGCCCTGGCATCGTTGACACCCTCAAGATAAACGAGCCGCCCGAACAGCCGGGCCTCTTTTTTTGAGAGGGAATATGTGAAATACTTTGTCCCGACCAGTTCCTGCAGCAGGTCCAGACAGTTGCGGCGGAGCGACGTGAGCGTCTTGGCCACCATCAGGTAATTGCCGTCCCGCGGCATCGTCGCCACCCAGAACGCCCACACCACCAGACTGATCCAGGTTTTGCCGGATCGCACGGAGCCCTCCAGCAGATTGATACGGCGCAATTTGCCGCGCTGCCAGATGCGCAGCAGCTCGCGCTGCTTCGGAGTGTAGACGTCAATCATCCGATTTCAGACCTTTCAAAAGCTGCTCGAGCTGGCCGGCATTGTCGTCGTCGCCGGAAGGCTTTTCCCGCCACTGCTCCGGTTTCCGGTTCTTCAGCCAGAACACCGCGGCGCCCACGTCCGGCGCAACCTGCTTCACCGTCTTGGTAACCGTTCTCCGGCCCGCCGCGTCTATTTCCTGCTTTTCTTCCAGATAAGCAAATCCCTTCGCCCGTTTCAGCAGGGCATTCTCGACCTCGACATCAACAACTTCCTTGCCCTTTTTTAGGGCCTCGGAAATCTCGGGGAAGCGATTTTTCCAGACATACAGGGTGGCGACGTTTATGCCGCAATTATAGGCGATCTGCTCATCGGTCAGGCCGTCCCGTGCCCACGCTTCCAGCAGGAGGCGGCCGTCTTTTGTCAGCCACTTTTGATATTTCCCCTTTGCCACACGGCCCACCACCTCGCAATCTGTTTTTCCAATACCGGTCTGCCCGTTTCTCAGCTGCACCGAAAATAGCGGCATTGAATGCCGGCCGGTAATGATATTTCAAGGGTATCACCCCGTTTTAGGCATAAGAAAGGACGGCCTGAAGGTCGTCCTGAAGTTTATTTCGTGACTTCCATTTTGTCCGCTTTTTACCTCGCCGCATAGTATGCAGCAGTCCTCTTGAAAGGGGCTGACTGAATGGATAATACGCTTGATAGATTAAGCAATCCTGTATATGAAAAATATTGGGCGGGTGTTTTCACGATGGACAGAGAGAACGTTCTTAAATCTCTGATGCTTGATAACCTGAAAGGTTCGAGCAACAAAGATCTGTGCAAGCTTTTCAAATTCCTAAGCTGCTTCTTCTGCTGCCTGGATCATTGTGATTCGGATGATGGTCACAAGCCTGAACCAAAGCCGGAACCCGGACCCAAACCTTGCAACTGTACTTTCTACCAGCAGTTTTTCCCTTGTGGGCCAGATAAAGACAAATAAACTTTTAAGGCGGCATTTGTTTTCTTAGCAAATGCCGCACTTTTATGCTTATCAGCCATCATCCCTGCTTTGCGTAGCACCGCTTCGCCGGGATATAAAACGAGCGTACCGCCGAAGCAATGCGCTGGAATAATCTATCTGGCGCTCCCGTCCTTGTTAAATTCTTTTTTTAAGAGTATAATAAATATTGTAAAGGGGGCGAGAGTTATTTATAACTTAAAGTTCACATATTCCGGCAACCATTGCCATAATTACGCGCACATCACAAAAGTTGAATACCATTCGGATGCAGGTCCGGTGTCAGTATCTGGAGACGATATTTTAACGAAGGATTATCCGCTTAATTCCGGTTTACACCTGATTTCAATTTTCAAGAGTTATAACGTTCCGCATATCTGCTTAAAATCCATCGAAGCTACAAAAGAAAAAGAGTAAGTCAAAAGGTGTAAAAGCGTTCTAAAGCTTCAAGAGAGATTGCATAAAAGGACAATCGGCCTACTTGGTTGTCCTTTTTCTTAATTCTCCCATGCCTTTAACCATCACTCTTCAGCCCAAACATCTCTGCGCCGCTCCGCGGTACGGGTGGCGCTTTTGAGAAGGAAGCGCAAAACAGGAAGCAAGGAAGTTCTCCCCCCTGAACTCTCTGATTATACTGTACCACAATAAAGCCGCCTGGGAGCGCCGGTTTCCGCCGGAAAGCGCCGGAAAACGCCGGTTTTTCAGTGAATCATTCCCGGAAAGACCACTTGGTCGGACCGCATGGCCAGCTGCAGCAGAGCGATTCGTACGCGTCCTCGCGTTTGGCTTTCGCTGAGCTCCACTTTCCCGGCGATTTCTTTCCATTCCGGCCGCCGATGGTATTTCCGGTCCTGCGGATCCCCCATGTACCGCAGCTCCAGTATGTACCGGTCCGTCGGGTCCAGCTTCCCGAGCGCGACGCCCAGCCAGTTCCGTTTCTCCTGCAGGTCGGCGATCCGCTTCTGGCAGCGCATTTCCTCCTGCTCATAGAACCTCGCCGGGTTTGCGAGCGCCATGTTGGCCGTGCGATCCCCGGTCATGCCTTTGCCGCCCGGCAGCCCCGTGAGGTTGACGGACGGCAGTGATATTTTGCCCTTCTCGGCTTCGCAGTTCCGGATGGTAGCGAATTCCTCGGCGATCATCTGGGGGATGTCGTAATAGATTTTCAGCAGATTCTTCACTTCGTCGACCGTCAAAAACCGTCATCCTTCCCAAATATGCTATTCTGTAAAAATGCTTGACAATCAGCATTGCTGCGTTTATACTTAACCCAAGTGCCTGACCGTATGGTCAGGCATATTTTATTAAAGCGAGGAATGCTAATTGGATCATCAGGACAAGACATTGGTCTGTAAAGACTGCGGTCAGGAATTCGTTTTCACTGCAAGCGAGCAGGATTTTTATGAGGAGAAGGGTTTTACAAATGAACCCCAGAGATGTAAATCTTGCCGCGACGCCCGCAAAAATTCCAGGGGCTCTAAGCGCGAAATGTTTGATGCTGTATGTGCTTCTTGCGGGAAACCATGTAAAGTACCATTTCATCCGACCGAAGGTCGTCCGGTTTATTGCAGCGACTGCTTCGAAAAGCAACGGTAATTCACACAGCTTTGCGCCCTCTTCGGAGCGCATATTTTATGCCGTCCATTCAGTAGGAGGTACTGCGTGAAAAGGAAAGGCAGCAAAAATAATCGGCCTGACTTTGAGGAAATTCAAAAAGCACTTGCCGACGAATGGTGTGAAAAGCTCAAGGAAAAAGTGCCTGATGCTTCAGTTCAAAGTGAGAATAAAAGCGATTTCACTGTTTAATTCTTGCCGTCCCGCAGAGGGGCGGCTTTTTTATATTTTCCACAGCCTGACGTCCGTCCTTGGCTCGTTGTCGTACTCTTTGGCCACCTGGACGAGTACGATCTGTGCGTCGTCACGGTAGGCAGTGTTATTCAGTGCGTCGCAGATGATTTTCGCAATGTTGTCGCAATCCGGCTTCTTTGCCGGCTTGATCTGACCGGCCAGCATAGCAAAGCGAGCCTTTTTGCTCTTGCTTTTCGGGACCGGGTACCGGGCGGTGATCTGGATGCCGACCTGGGCGTCGTCGGCGAACTTGAATCCACGGGCGGCCGCTTGGTAGCGGCAGCGGACCAGCTCCTCGTACCGGACGGTCTTGTCCGGGGTGTATGCAACGCTGGCGCCCGTCTTGATGCGGACCACCTTCGGCCGGGCCTTGCCCTGCGGCGGACCGGAGATCGTGAAATGAACTTCGCTCATGGCTCTGCCTTCCTCTCAAACTTCCCGCATGCCTGGTCGTAAGCATTGATCCGGCCGCGGGGATTCTCATGTTTGAAAAACCGGATGCAGTAGCGTGCCCGGACCGTTTCGTTTCCGTTTGCCAGGCAGAACCGGCACTGCCGGCAGGTGGCGCCCGGGACGGTGCCATAGACCTTCTGCGGCGTGATGTACATACCCTCGTTCCTGATTTTGCGTTTCATGCTCATGCTTGATTCCTCCTGAGTCTGTAGTTCCGGTCTTCGCCCGGTGCGATGGAAATGCAGTATTCCCGCGCCATCTGAAAGATTCGTCCGGCGGTGGCCGGATCGACACGCTGAAGATCGTCCATCGTCCACTCGCTGGAAATGATCGTCACGCCGCGCGGCCCCGCGATATACCGGGAATTGATAATCTCAAACGCGAGCGATATGTCGCCCGGGCTGGGCTGCTTCCGTGTGCCCCGGTCGTCATAGATTGGCTTGAATAAATCGTCGATGTAGAGAACCGGCACGGTTTTCAGCGGTGAGATCAGGCGGTCATATTCGCCCTCGTCATTGACGACAGCTTTGATTTTGGTGGCTTCGTCTTTCCAGAGCATATACCGGACCGCTTCCCCGCGGTGCAGCAGTTCTCCGGCGATGGCCGTGCAGATGTGGGACTTTCCGGCGCCGGACTGGCCGCCGATGAAGAACCAACCGCTGTCCTGGTCTCTCAGGTATTTTTCCGCGGTCGATTTTATAAGGCGCTGCAGCGACGTCTCCGCTTTGAATCTGCCGAAAGTGTAAATATCCAAAAGATTCTGCAGCCCGCTGTTCCGAATCCGCGCCACGCTTGCCCGGATAGCCATGCAGGTACATTCCCGGCAGTGGATTTCACCGCCCTCGCCGATAAAATAAACGACGCCCTTGTTCTTGCAGACCGGGCAGTCGTAGCCCTCCAGTTTCCCGACCGTCGCGTTCATGGCATCGCACTGGTGGCGCGTATGTTCCTCAAATGACGGTGCCGAGCGGCTTTTTGTCAGACAGTGCTGCCGAAGGATCTCCGTGATGCCGGTCAGCTTCGTTTCCATTTTTCCGCGTTCCTCCTCTGTCCTGCTCGCGGGAGAGCCATGAATTGATGAAATTCAGGATTCCGCGCCTCGTCTTGCGCCTTTTCGGGTTTGCCTCGCACCAGCCGGCCATTTTCCGAAGTTCTTGCCCGACGTCTACGGCTGGATAAAGGGCAACCCACTTGTCGACCTGATCTTGATAAACCGGGTATTCGGATTTGTCGTTCAAAACGATCGATATGAAAAGGCGGCGGTCCGGAAGTGCGGAAGCAGCTCCGGACATACGATCTACTCTACTTTTCTTTCCTTTACTTTCCTTTCCTTTACTTTGTGGATTATCGCGCTCATTTTCGGGGTTATTGCAATCATTTACCCATGAAATGCGGGCAATCGGAATGATTTTGCTAACATCTATTAAGAGGTATGCTCGATTGACATTGACACATTTCCGGCGGCTGACGGCCTCGAAGTACCGGCTCTGGATTCCGTGGGAAGTCAGAATCTGGTACTTGTCGAATTTGTCTTTGTCAAAAATACCTCTCTTGACCGCGGCGCTTACTATTTCAGAAACGGCATTGCCACCCAAGCCAATACTTTTGCCGAACAACAATGCAACCTCATTTGTCCATTCACAGTAGTAACCTCGCGCGTACACTCTCTGGTACAGCTTAACGACTACTGCAAATCCTGTCAGACCAAATTCCGCCTCGATCAAATCAAACTTTTCATCCAACGCCACATCAAACGGAAAATAATCAACCCCGTCCTTTAAAGGACGAGCCAAGCCCGCATCACCACCTTTCCAAGATCCTTACCAAACCGGCGCTATCTGCTATCCGACTCCGAATCATCATCTTCCAAAAGGCTGTCCGGCTCGTCACTGGAAGAAGCGGGATCCTCTTCATGGATTTCCGCGCTGTCTTCCTCATAATGCTCCACGATCCCAGTCTTGCCGTCCACCGTGGCCATGCCGCCGGCGGGAGAAACTTCACGCTGCCCGGGCTGGATCTCGTCGAAATTGAGCTGATGTTCGCGGTCGGCCGGGACGATGGGGTTCCCCTGGGCGTCGAACTGCAGTTCCACCGCGTCGCCGACGATCTTCTGCGGCTTGACGGTATAGTTGATCTTGCCGGACACCGCCCCGCCGAAAACATAGGCTCCCATGCCGTCCGCATCTTCAAAGGTGATCTTGACGGTCATCTCGCCGTCATGCTGCTTTTTCGCGTGGAGCATGGCGACCAGCCGATTCAGCACAGCATCCGCGGTGGTGACGACCGCATCGAATTCAGGGCCGCGCAGGGAAAGCGGATCGCCGGAAACTTTCTCCGGCTCATCCTCCGTTTTCTCTCCCTCGTCATCATCATCGCCGCCGGAGGCATTCTTCCAGTCACAAGGCCCCTGCGGCTCTTCGGGTTGATCGTTCGCGGAATTGCCGGAATCGTCCTCGGAATCTGGCGTTTCGTCCGCCTCGTTCTCGGAATTGGCACCATTATCCTCGGATTCCGGGGTATCGTCCGCGGAATCGGAATCTGACTCGAGGTCTCCCGGCACATTCTCGGCCTGTCCATCTTCCGGCATCTCTGATCTGGTAGGACGCTCCGTCGAAAGCCCTTGTTTTACGGCCATCTCATCCAAGGCATTCTGCGCCTCGGCGAACGTGTCGAAGTCCGGCATCGTTGCAACCTC